ACCTGGGAGCCTGCCGAGAACTCGACGCGATGAAGAGCAGCTCGCGCGCGTTCTTGCCCTCGCCGCCTTTGCCGAGGACAAGGCCGTATTCGACGTCCATTCCCTTGACCCGGACCTGCCCGAATCGCTCGGAGAAGATGTCCTTGATCTCCTTCTCCGTCGGGAAAGCGTGGTCGCGGTAGGACATGATCACGGTCCTGTATTTGCCCCGCGCCTCGGACGCAAGGTTCTCGATAAGCGCGCGGATGCTCTCGCGATCATAGTGAGTTCGAGATTTGTAGCTGCGCCGGTTGTCGTCGAGAAGCTCCTTGTCCGCCCAGCGGTTCATCAGCCCCTCGACGAAGTGCAGCGAGTACTCGTAGTCATTGTTGGAGAACTCGGTGATGTAAGGCGGGTCAAGATATAGCACGTCGGCGCCGTACTTTCGCACCGCCTCCACTGCGTCGCCGTGGAATACCTTGCATTCCTGACCACTGTCGAAGACGAGCTTATTGAGTTGGTTCGCGTACCGCTTGAAGCTTTCTACCATGCTGGAGATGGGAATGCTGGTGAGTTGACTTTCTTTGAACCCACCAGCAGACGCTTCCATCTCTGCATCGGCATCCGTGCCGAGTTCGGCTTTCAGGTTGATCTTCGAGCGATGGAACTGACCGTAGAGGCTCTTTGCCTTGACCGTGTTTCCGAGCGCCGCCAGCGCCAGGTCTTTCTTATAGCCTGACAGCTTCTGGATATTCGACCACACCTGATCGAGCCACGAGAGTACCTTCTTGGTGTAGTAGTAGCCGCCGAAGTTGTCGACTATGAAACTGCCCGCGTTGGAATTGGGCGCGAGTACGCGTTCGATATCCTCATCCGAGAGCGTCTCGTGGGAGTTCTCAACCACGGCCCGCGCGACATGATATGGGAAGAGCAGCAGGTCATTCGCGATGACCTTCAGACCGTTGCGCTTGAAGTGATATGCGACATTTGCCCCGCCGGAGAACGCGTCGACCACGGTCTTGGCGTCTTTGGGAAGCTGCCGCTCGATCCATCCGAGCATCACGTATTTGTTGCCCATGAAGCCGGTGACCTTGACCGGGTCCATTCCGGCCTGGCATGAGAGCAGATCAAGGTCGCCCTCGAATGGCGAATCAGTCAGCGCCACCATATTGTCCTCAATGCGCGCGTTCACTTCGGGTGAGTGTCCGTCTTCATCTGCCTTAGCGGATCTGTTGCCCTTGGTGCATATAAACAGGTGCTCCATCGCTACCGAGTTCTCTGAATGCTTGGATGATATGTGATACTTGTGCTGCTGGGACTGCATCCGACTGGACATGCCGCTTGCCGAGATGATGTCTTTCATCTCGCCTTCGTTGGGATAGGCGTGGTCCCGGTAGGATATGAGCCAGTTCGGTATGTGCTTGGCGCTCGCAAGAAACGTTGAAAAGAACTCGTTGGCATTGGCCTTGGTCACCGTTTTGTGGTCGGTCTCATAGTGGTGGGTCTTCGAGCCTTCAACGAGCGTAAGCCCGTCCCAGTAGGTCATGAGACCCTCAACGAAGTGGTAGCTCTTCTCGTAGTTAGTTGTGGAAAACTCGGTTGCGTAAGGCGGATCGAAGTAGGCGAGGTCGACCTTGGCTTCCGGAAGGGCTTCATTGATGTCCTTGTTGGATGCCTTACACTGCTTGCCGTTATCGAAGATGAGCGCGTTGATGCGCGCGATGTTGTCGGCGAAGCGTCCCTTGAACTCCTCGGGGGTGTCCTGCCGCTTTCCGTAGTCGGTCGAGGAAGAGAAGTGGCCGAAGCCACCTTTGCCGGACATGCACGTCTTGCCGAGAGCAAAGAGCGCAATGTCTTTCTTGTAGCCCTCCAGCTTGTCAGCATTCGCGCGGATGGTATCGATAACCTTGTGAACGCCATCGGCGAAGAACAGCCCCTTGAACTTGTCTCGGACAAAGGTGCCGGCCTTCGGGTTGTCCGCGAGCAGAGCGGCAAGCTCATCCTCGCTTACCCGGACGCTGGAGTTCTCGACGATAGCTCTAGCAGCATGATAGGAGTAGCGCAGCCGGTCGTTGGCCAGGACCAGCAGGCCCTTGGTCTTGTACATATAGGCCACTACACCCGAGCCGGAGAATGCGTCGATTACGGAATCTACTCCATCGGGGGTGTGCTTCCATATCCAATCGACAAGCTTCTGCTTCGAGCCGATGTAGTTGGTTATGTATTTGGGACGCTTATCTTCGGACAGTTCCTCGGTGACAAGCTCCGCCGCCTCAGCAAGAAGCTGCTCAAGGTGACGCGAGGCATCCGCCTCCAGAAGAAAGGCCAGACGATCATTGTCCGTGGCGAAAAGCTGCATGAATTACTCCGACACGCGGCTCCCATTGGCAGGAAGCCTCTCCAGTTGATATTTACTGGCGGAATTCACAGCGTGCCGGAATCTTCTCGATGTTCGGGAAACGGGGGCCACTTGATGTTGTGTGGCGATCAGGACAAGATTCCTATCAGCGGCAGCAAACCAGGCTCGGTGAGGGTGTCAAGTTCTCAGGATGGAAAACTTGGCTCTGGCAGTTTCACATCCGATAGTCGATTGGAGTGTTTCGAAGCGCCCACTCTGTGGAACAAAGCGGTTGACAAGGGCCGTCCTATAGGATATGATTTGTCAACCGGGAGGATGAAACCGATGTTGGGGGAGAGGATTCGCCAAGCACGTCTGGCCGCAGGATTGACACTACGCGACTTAGCGGGTATGGTCGGCGTATCTGCGTCGGCAATCGACAAGTACGAGCACGAGGCCGACAGACCTCGCCAGTCCACGTTACTGACGATTGGTCGAGCGCTTGCCATTCCGGCGGAGCGTCTTCTCTTGCCGCAGCCCGTATCTCTGTCCATTGTGGAGTTCAGAAAACGTGCTTCGTTGCCGGTTCGCAAGCAGGAGCAGATACAGGCGAGGGTGCGATCCGAGCTGGAACCATACATAGACTTGGCTGAGCTGGTGTCCACGAGTATGACTCCACACTACGATTCCTCGGTGGCGGCGCAGTCTCTGATTACCGAGCTGGATCAAGTGGAGCTCTTTGCTGATGCCCTGCGACAAGCTTGGAGTCTTGGCTTGGGTCCAATACGCAATGTGGTAGAAACGGTCGAAGAAGCCGGCGTCAGAGTTATCACCGACCTTGGTGATGAACGATTCGATGAGCTTGCCTGCGTTGCAAATGGTAAGTATCCCGTCGTAGTCGTCAAGGCTCTATCCGAGGGAAAGGGTGACAGGCAGCGTTTCAACGTTCTCCACGGCCTGGGCCATCTGCTGCTCTGTCCTGGGGCAGATTTGGACAAGGAAAGGATGTGCCACCGATTTGCCGCAGCTATGCTCGTGCCGCAGGATACTGCCAAGAAGAGACTCGGCGCCAAGCGCAGGATGCTGGATCTTGACTATGAACTGCCGCAGCTCAAGAAGGAGTTCGGACTAAGCATTTCCGCTTGGGTGAACCGAGCCCACGACCTGGGCATCATAGGCGACGAAGCGAGAAAGCAGCTTTTCATCAGCCTCGCGATGCGTGGCTGGAAGACAAACGAGCCTGTCCCAATTGAGCTTGAATCTCCTTCGAGTTTCCGTCTGCTCGTGCACAGAGCGAAAGCTGAGGGAGTCATATCCCCTGTCAAGGCGGCTGAATACCTCGGCACGATCCACCGCAAGCTCTTGCCTGATATCAAGGAGTCCGACATCCCTGAGAGCGCGGTATCGGCTTACGCGGCTGGCGGCAGTCTGGACGCTTGGGAGGATATGGGATCGGAAGGTGGCGCAAGTGCAGAGGGGTGAGATATGGTGGACGGAGCTTGACCCGTCACGAGGCTCCGAGATGCGCAAGACGCGGCCTGCGCTGATCGTTAGTGTTGATGGCATTGGCAAACTGCCACTGCGAGTCGTGGTACCTCTCACCGACTGGGACGATGCCTATTATCGGTATAGCTGGATGGTGTTCATCTCGAACGATCCCGGGAATGGACTGGACAAAATCGTGGCGGCAGATTGTCTGAATATCAGATCGGTATCTACAGAGCGGTTGACGTCGAAGATCGGCGATGTGAGGCCGGACACACTTGAGGACGTCTTAGCCGCAATCAGCATGGTGCTGGGCATTCCGTAGCATCGGCTCGGGCCGTTGTGCCCTACCGAATGGCTTGTTCGTTATCCATGCCGTAGTGGGGCCAGACCAACCCGGACACGTTCGGCACACTCCTCAGCCGTGGCGTAATCCTCCGTCTCCACAATCTCCCCGCGCATCCCGCGATAAGGCGACATCGTGGATCGATGATACTCCAAGAAGCCGTCAGACAAGGACTTGATATCGTTCTCCACCAGGCGGTTGATCACCCAGTCTGCTTCCTCTTGAGCTTCATCATTGCCAGGCAGGTATTCCATCAGAATATCCAGCCCCGGCCCGGGGCCCTGCACCCAAACACCGATGGGTTCATAGCGCGGGTTCGTGTCTCGGTCCCGGAGCGCATACTCTATCATGTATCTAAGCCGCATCCCATTCCTCCGCGATCCGAATGTGCTCCTCGAGAATCTGGGCGTCTATGATCTCGAACTCCGCAGCGTTCTCGGTCTTGTAGCCTTGCCATTTCCGCCAGTCGAGGACATAGTCGTGTTCCGTGGCATCCATGATCAGTTCGATATGGTACCGGCGACCGAGATCGTCGGTAAGGTCCAGCTCGTATGTGTCCTCCCGGCCCCAGCCCACAATCTTGATGGTGTGCGTATACTGGTAGCCGTTATCGTAGCCGACCGATTTCCACATGACCCAGAAGTCTGTCTTCGTGACGCTGCCCGCTGCGTCGAAATGCGGCGCAACGCGCGTGACGGTGTAGCTGTCGATGAGCCCAAGCGGCAGCGGTTCGCTGTGACCATCGCGCATCACAATGAGTGATCCTTCGCGATTGAACTCATCGAACAGAGCCTGCAGCCTTGCCCTCTCCTGTGCTATGAACTCTTTCATACTCACCTCACCAGAACGATATCTTCGACCTTGCGGCCGTCGGTCAGTTTGGATATGCCGTGCTTCTTGAACACCGCCAGCACTTGCGTCCGCTCCGACTGGCTTCCCACCACTATCGCCTCCAGGTTATCCAGCAGCGTTATGGAGTGCTTCAGGATGGTCTCGTTGCTTGAGTTGCGCGCGTAGGTCTTCCAGGCCTTGGGATCACTGCCTCGGTGCGCCGGCACGTAGTCCTCGGTAACCTTGCCGTAGGCATCGTGATCGTAGCTAATGGCATCCATACGTCTCAGAAGCCTCTTCTTGAAGTAGATCCCGTTTTCGCCGGTAGCGCCGGAGAGCGGGGACTTCTTGATTCGTGTGAACACATACGAGGCCCCGCCACTTCGCATGTCCGACTCCGGCGACATGCCGCGCGGCTGCACCCCGGCCCTCATTTTCTCGATAGTGCTTATCATCGTGCCGTTGTTCTCCAGGGCCACATCGAGGAACCCGCTCATGCTGGAGCTGTTCGTCAGACTATGGTGCAGGCTGTAGCCTGCCATCTCGCGTTCCATATCCGCATCGGAGATATCGAACCGATACTGGTGGCGATAGCCGCCGCCTATCGTTCTGACCTTGAACCCGAGCTGATACTCTCCCACAGGATCGTAGCCCGGGGTCTTCGTTATATCGGCAACGCCGAGTCGCCTCTCCCAGAACCCACGCAGAGCCTGGACGCGCTCTGTCTTGGAGGCATTGCGCTGGTCCAGGGAAGAGACAACCTGCGTGTATTCCGGGGATTTGTCGGCCCGCGTTATGTAAGCCTGCTTGTGCAGATACAGAATCTCCGCGTCCTCGGAAGTGGCGACGTTGGCTTTCAGGCCGATCTTTTCCATCTTCTCCAGCGCCCTGTCAAGGCTCTTGGCGTCCGGCCGGTCGGGCACTATCATCTCGAACTCCCCGGAGTGCGCATACAGGTTTTTCGAAGACCATGGACGATAGACCGCGCGGACGCCGTCGCCGAGATCTATCTCATACTGCTCGCCGTCAGGCATGTGGCGTCCGCCGAATACGTCACCGAGGTCGGCGGCTTCGCTTTCGACAGACAAATCGCCCTTGCTGACACTGCGCTTCTCAAGAAGCACCTTGGTCTTGCGGCAAGTGAAATCCGAGTCGGTCTTCTTGGGCTTTGTGGTGACCTCCTTCAGGTAGGTGTCAAAGCGTTCGGGAATCGACTTCCGGTCGCGCGTCGCTTGCTGGACTCTCTCCACCCAACCCTTGTATGTCTCGGCCATCTCACGGATATCGGGATCATCGGACTTCGAGAGCTTCTCCAGGACTTTGATATGCCCGGCGGCCTTATCTATCTTGGCCTGGTTGTAGCTTCCGTCTCCCGCGTGGTGGTTCACCGTCTTCACGGCATCGAGGATGTCCTCGGCGAAGTCGTCTTCCGGCAGGCGTTCACCGATCTTCGTGACTTGCTTGGTGGCCTTGCGGAGCTTGGCCAATATCTTTGATTCCGCCTCCGGCCTGACCTTGAGTTTGATGACGGTGCGCTGTTGACCCTTGGCCATCTCAGTGAAGATGAGCGCGTTCTGATCCTCGATGTCGTCCTCATCAATCGGGAGAGCCTTGCCCTGCCAACCCAGTCGCTGGACGTCCTCCAACAGGTCTTCCTCCGCCTTGCCAATGCGCCCCTTGACCGGGGCTTCGACGGCGTCCTCGAAAGTGAACTTCTTCTCGCCGAGCACATCGGCATAGAACCCCTCGAAGTCATGGCGCAGGTTGTGCTTTCGCGCCAGGGCAAGCTCATAGAACGCCCGTTTGCCGGCCTCATCCGTTCCGAACCGGCCTTCCACATACGGCCGCAGCAGGGCCAGGTAGTCATCATCTGATATGCGCTCCACCTCGCGAATGTAGCGCAGAGTCACAGACGGATCGACCGCCACCTTGCCCTGTTCTGCCGCGCGGAAGAGCGTATTGTAGAATGGCTCACTCTCGCCGCATACTCCGTTGGGGTGATAGTCGATAGAGAGCTTGTCGGATCCCAGAAACTTGAACAGCTGTCCCTTGTCGATGCCGTAGACCTTGCCGCCCTTCCCCCGGAGGAACTGCTTTGAGTGGCCGTCGTGGTTCGAGATGAGCCAGTCGAGGACGTGCTCGCGCTGGACCTGGGCGATCTCATCGGCCGTCAGCTCGCCGACATCAAGACCGGAGAAGTCATACTTGCTGGCAAGATCGGTGCGCCATTTCTGGATAGAGCCCGTGCGACCATTCAGACGGATCGTTCTTACCTCAACTGCGTCGGGATCGATGAGCCTGCCGATCTTGTATGCCGCCTCCTCGCCGTGTGCTATGAAGTCATCCGATCCTTTGCCCACAGGTTTGAACAGCCACTTGTCGCCGTTCTCGTCGATCCAGAACTCCTTTTCATGCGCGCCGCCGACCTTGGCTTTGCCCTCGTACTTGAACTTCTCCGGCTTGCCGTGCTCAGTCCACGCTGCATCGGCTGTATCGAACTCGGAACCCTTCTTTGTGAATGTGTTCGGGGTCGCGGCTGTGACTGGCTGAGTGACTGGCTCCGGCTGTACCTTCGACGCTGCAGGCTTAGCCGCGGGCTGTGTTGCCGTGCCAGGCTTCGCTAGATGCTTCTCGGCCCACTTGGTGTGCTTTGCTTCGACACTATGCTGGGCAGCGGAGACCTTGGCAGCATCAGTTTCGGAAAACAGGGTGGTGAGTTCGTCTTTCGATGCCCACTGCCAGTGCTTGACCTTGGTCTGCTTCGCGAGGTCTTTCAGTTCCCCGGACTTCATCGCCGCGACCTGCTGCTGGAATGCGAGCTTCTTGACGGCGACTTCCTTTGCGTGCTGCTCCGTAACTGCGGCAGGCAGTCCGGACTCCTTCGCCAGTTCACTCTCGGCGGCTTTCACTGAGTCGAGGAAAGATGAATACTGTGCGGGAGTGGATGGCATCACTACCTGCGAGGCAGCGTCCTTGAGCGACTGCTCAGCTTTCTTCAGCGCCTCGCTCTTCGCCGCATCGAGAGCCTGCTGCTTTGCCTGGTCGGCCGTCTGCTGCCCCGCCGCTTTCTCCAGGGCTTTCGCGAGCTGCTCCTTGTTCTTCAAGGGCGGTATGCCGAACTTCTGCTTGGCGGCAATCAGGGTCTTGCCGGAGTAGTTGTAATGATCTATGTGCGGCTCAAGCGCGTCCAGCATGTCGATGACTTCGGACTTCGTGAGGTTCAACGACACACCGTGCTGCTTTGCCATTTCCTTGAGCTGGACCACAGTCAGACCGGAGAGGTCAGTTGGAGGCGCGGTGCCCTTAGCGGCTTCCTCCAGGGCTTTCGCCTGTCTGATGACGGCCTGCTTTTCCGCAAGCAGTTTCGCGAGATCGTCTTTGCTGCGAAGCGCCGCGATGTTGTATTGCTTCACCTTTGCCTGCAGCGCCGCGCCTGATAGATCGGCGTGGCCGATGCCCGGTTCTGCCGCATCGAGGAGCTTGATAAACTCGGTTTTGGTACGAGCAACCGATATGCCGTTAGCTTTGGCAAGTGTCTGAAGCTGCTTCACGGTGAGCGCCGACAGGTCAGCGACCTCCCCGCTATCGAACGCGCTCTTCAGTTTCTTCTCTTCCTCCGCTTGTTGCTGAGCCTGCTGGTGGATAGCCTGGGGAGGCAGGATGCACGAACTCTGACCAGCAGCGGCAGTCGCCCCGAGTTCACCGCCGCAGATAACCAGCGGCCACGCCACCACGCTTGTGCACCGGCAGTTGGGATGCGCTGGCTGGTTGGGGAAGTGGTCAGTGTCGAATACCTTGCCGTCCAGACCGCCGCAGATCGGACATGTCCGCTCGTCCTCCATGGTCATCCATTCAAGTTTGCTGACGCCCACCCGCTGATGGAACTTGATACGGCCCTGGTTATGAGCACGCAGGACTTCTGTGCGAGCGATCATCTCCATCCGGTACTGCGCCTTCGTGAACACCTTTGACCCGGCATGGCGCAAGGACTCCTTGTCCTCGATCACCGACCCGAGGTCGCGCACTATGTCATCGGCGCCTTTGCCAGTGGCGACACCCGAGAGGATCGTGCGCTTGATGCCGTCCGTGAGTTCGCGATGCACGTCGCCCGCGAGCACGAGGTTGTAGTTGGCCAGAAAATCGAGCGCGTCGGTATCGATCAGGGTGAAGACAGATGTGGTGAGTTTGTCGATCCCGTCCGGCATGAGGTCCTTGTAGAAAGGCATCTGCGCCGCCGCAAACTCCTCAATGCCCCGATAGACGCCCGATCTGAATGCCGCGCGCGAGCCCTGGCGGAATATGAGTGTCTGGTCCCTGCGCAGCGTCTTCATCACGTCCCGGATCTCGGCGTCTAGCCTCTCCAGCCCCTTCAGCGCGGCGAGCTTGTTGTCCGGCAAAGAGCCGATGTTACGGTAGTTCGCAAGGGCCGAACGAACCTGCTTCTCAGCCGACTTGAGCGGTTGTGTAAGCTGGTGAACCACCTGCTCGGCGTAGAGGTCGCGAGCCATGAGGCTCTTGTCCGTCGCCTGACGGATCGCCTTAGCCTGCCAGTCGAGGTCGGCGACGGCGCACATTGTGGCTTGGGCGCTGGTCAACTCTTCGAAACCTTCCTGCGATCCAGGAACCGGCACGCCGGAGAGTCGAAGTTGACTTCTCCCTGGGTGACGCCGCAGCGATTGTGTTCGGCGTCGAAGTAACCGCAGGAGTCACAGATCTCGCCGCTGTGGCCGCCGGTCGCGAAGAGTCCAGCCCATGCGGCTTCAGCCCGCGACCCGGACGGGGGATTCTTTGCCGGGTCCAACCCCAGCATCTCCTGCGCGCTCTCCACGCTCATGATCCCGGCCACAACCATATCAACGATGGGCTTGACTTGCTTCTCGTCGAGCAGGTCGACCGACTTGCCTTCGCTTTGCCGGTTGGCCTTTTCGATATCCGGGTCGAGGTCCATCTTGAGCTGGAGGGACGAGCGGCTGATGAGCTTGCGGTCATAGAGCTCGATGAGGAGCTTCTTGAAATCAACCGCGTCAGTGGGGTCGAGGTCGTTGAATAGGAACTGGATGCTCTTGCCCGCGTGCCCAGCAAGCTCCAGCCAATCATCGTATATCCATTCGAGGATGGTGCGCGCGGCATGCTTTATCTCACGGATCATGATGAGCATCTTCTGCATGCTCACCGACGCCGTCGCGAAGTTGGGACCATCACCGGCGACAAGAGAACGGGACAGACCCAGGGCAACAACGATGTCTTCCTTGACCTCTTTGACCTTGTCCTCGACGTTGAGAACCTGGCCTTCAGTGCCGTGGGTTTCGACCGTGACATAGAAAGGCACGACCAGACCGCTCTTCATGTCCATCTTGTTGATCATGTCGCGGACCTGCTCAAGCATCTTCTGGTCGGGCATCACCATCTTCTGACCGAACGCCCCGCCGACCTTGAGCAGCCGGAACGGAGTCGCCCAGCGTTTGGCTATGGCCTGCTCCGCGCGCCGGTAATCCCGAAGAAGTTCGATGGACTGGAACGCAGGCAGCACGAGCGAGTTGCCGCGTGGTGAGAATTCAGGCGCATCCCACTTCAGGTGCAGAGACTGTTCAACCGGCAACTCAAGTCCCTCTCCCGCCGTTGGGGTGTCCTCAGGATACTGCCGTATCTCGATCAGCGAACCCTGCGCGTATTTCACCTTCACCGAAACGGGGTTGACGCAGGTGACTTCTTCGATGTCCTTACCGTCCTTCGCATACCGCTTGAACCCGACGGCATCGCCCTTCACGAGAAGCTGGAGAATCATGTCCTTTACGAACTCGGATATGCCGAGCCCGCCGGCGACATCGTTTGCCTCCTGCTTCACGGTGTCATCGTCGCTTGTGATTTTGATCTCATCCCCCACGGCGAATGTGCGCCAGGAGTTCACGCAGTTCTTCACGAGCGGCTCCTCGACGTAATACTCCCAGGCTTTCCTGGCCCGGTCATCCCAATTCGCGGGGATCGCGTCGTGGGCATGGATGCTGCCAAACGTGGACGGGTCCAGGGCAGCGGCGGTCGCCAGTGCCGGGATCACGGTTCCGTATGCAGCGTTTCCCTCTATGGACTCTTGGGCTTCCGAGTTGGTGTTGTTCAATCGGGACCTCCTGTCAGGTTAGCGCCTGTTCGCGCCACGTTCGCGCGTGTAGCGCGAGCCTGTCTTGCCGCGACCGATGCGCCGCCTGTCGGATTTCGCCACGCAGGTCGCGACCAGGCGCGCTAGATGAATATGGGATTCGTAAGGACCGGGATGATCGAGACCGTCTCCTCGCTCACCGTATCAAGGGTCGTCTGCTCGTGGGCCAGCATCGCGCAGCGGACGGCATCCACGATATGGTCGTTGCCCTTGGAGTAGATGATGTTGCCGTTCGAGAGCGTGTAAGTGTGGGTCGTGAACTGGTCCTCTATCTCGGGATCATCAGCGGGCAGTATCATCTGCCGTCTCTGCAGCGCGCCGTTGATGAGAGTAGTCATCAGTTCCTTGGTGCGCTTGCGAACCTCTCGGCCGTCACGAATGGCCAGAGTCGTCATCCCGCCGAAGTCATATCCACGCAGTCTGCCCTCAAGCTGCAGGACCCGATACTTGTCGAGGGTTAGAAGCTCCTGGACGACTGCGAGACCATTGCCCCCGTTGTCGACCCCGATGCCGACCGGCGTGTAGTAGCGTTCGAGAAGCGATATGACTTGGGCGATGTGCGGATACGAAACGTGCTCCAGATGTATGCGCGCAACAAGAGCCAGCACTGATCGCTCCCCCAGATCGGTCTCTCGGAACACAACAATCTCGGTCGGATCGTTGGTGTAGCCCAGGTCGCCGCCGATCCAGAACACGCCCGTCTGAGGCATCAGGTTGAGGAGCATCTCAAGCCGGTCGTATGACTCTTCCTCGGTTTCGCACGAACTCAGATCCTCGCCGCTGATTGCGATCTTGCGATACTCCAAGACCTCCTGCCTGCACAGGCTCAAGAACTCCACGTTGAAAGCGCCGTATGAGTGCTTGCCGTGTTCGCCTGCGACCTCATGCTGCCAGCCGGCCGTGTCTCTGCCGCCGTAGAACTCCAGAAGCTCCTGCTCGCGCTCGTCACTCCAGTTCGGATTGAGCCACGATGGCCAGCGGAACACCTTGAACTGGGAGGAGCTTGTGAGACGATAGTAGGTCGTGTCCCTCAGACCACTGGGTGTAGAGTAGATGCGTAGCGTCCCGCCTGCTTTCAGGCATTGCCGAAGCGCCTTCCACGCCTTCTCGGAAAGCCACGCACCTTCATCGACCCAGACGCGCTCGACGTGCAGTGACCGGAAGGCATCGCCGTAAGCCCCGGCGGGCCGGAAGTAGAGGATCGCGCCGTTCGTAAACTCCAGCCGGAAGTAGGGCTTGCGGTATATCTTGGGCTTGCCATATTTCGTGATGGCGATACTCGACATGAGGTCTGGGTTGGAATCGAGCTGGAACTCTATCTCCTCGACCAACGTGTCGAGATGCCCCTGGTGCGGGGCCGCGACGAGTCCCTGGCCGCCGCGCGTCGTGAAGGCGAAGTGCAGCGCGTCGGTCGTCAGAGATATGGACTTGCCGGAGTCACGGCCGTCGAGGTGGATGATGTTCCTGTCCTCGCACCGCAGGTCCTCCACCTGGTGCGGCCAATAGCTTCGCGCGGAGCTGTCTCGATTCCGCAGATAGCTCTGACCCCAGAGCACCGGGTCTCGAAGCGATACTCCCAGCTTCATCTCCTCGCGTGATACGCCCAATCGAACATCCTCTTCTTTCCGCCCACATTCGCCTTGACTTCGAGGCGCATTGGAGCGTGAATGTGAACCACACAAACTATCGGGAGGTAGTGAAATGACGGACAAGACACTTCACGACGCTGTTCTGGAGCACCTCGAGTATCTCAAGGGCCAGGGCAAGAGCGAGCGAACGCTCTATACCTACTCCAAAGACCTCGAACAGGTCGAGGCGTTCTTCGGAGCCGGCAAGAAGCTCTCGGCGATCCTGATTCCCCACGTCGCCGGGTTCCTCAAGTCGGACGCGCTCCTCAAGATGCACGGCGACAAAGACCGCTCCGAGATCACCATCAAGAAGACAATCCGCGTCTTCCGCACTTTCCTGATCTGGGCAAAGGAGCAGGGCTACATCGACAAGCTCCCACTCCCGAAAGACACGCCCATGGGCCGAGGTCTCAAGAACCAGCCGGAGGTGGCCAATGCCGAACCCGCTGCGACTGATTGAGTCGGCCACCGACGTGGAACAGGCAATAGATGACTTCGTGGTAAGGCTCCGGGCGCAAGGTCGCTCGGAGCACACCATCTCCGCCTACCGGCGTGACCTTCGCAGCTTCGCCCGCGCACTGGCCGTTGATGACGTGCGATGCGTCACGCCTGGGATGATCGATGCCGCACTCACCGATCCTGTCGTCGCGCACTCCTGCGATGCCGCGCCAAAGTCCCTGGCGACAATGCATCGACTGAAGGCCGTGGTCCGTTCGTTCTTCACCTGGACGACTGAGAGCGGCCTGACCGAGACCAACCCAGCCAGATCCGTTACCACGAAGCGACTGGCGAGAACGCCGCCGGAGTTCCTCACCGAAGCCGAGAAGCGCAAGCTGCTTAAGGAGCTCCACGACCGATCCAACCCACTTGCCCGCAGGGACCGCGTCATCTTTGAACTGTTTCTTGGCACCGGCATTCGCATTGCCGAACTGGTGAACCTCGACACAGATGACGTCGATCTCGACGCGAAGCACATCCGCATCTTGGGCAAGGGAGGCGTTCCGCAGGTCAAGTTCCTTAGATCGTCTCTTCGCGCGGTCTTGAGGAGCTATCTCAAGGAACGGCGCAAACTCGATACTGGCGACTGCCGCGCGCTTTTCGTCTCCTCTCGGGGCACTCGGCTCTGCGACAGGCAGATCGCCCAGCGACTCAAGCACTGGCTGGATGCGGCCGGCATCGCAAAGCGCATCTCGCCTCACGGCCTCCGACATACATTCGCAACTCACTTGTATGCCAGGACCTCTGACCTGCTGCTCGTAAAGCGCGCGCTCGGCCATGCTGATATCTCCACCACGGAGATCTACACGCACCTTGCGGACGAGGCTCTGGAGGATGCGCTCGAGCGTGTCTGACTTCAGGTTTGACATGATACTTGGGTGGTGATACATTGTATGTACGGAACAATCAGATAGCGGAGAATCCCTATGATCAAGAAACTCACCAAACACGGCAACAGCATGGCTCTGGTTATTGAGCGCAGTGTGCTGGATCTGCT